CAGTGGGTGCGCGATAAGATGATGGAATACGCTCCTGAACTGCGTGAAGGCGATGTTAGGAGTACTTCAATGGGTGCAGGAGGTGAGGACGTACAGTTATCCCCCTCGGCCCGTGACGTATATCCTATCCAGATTGAGTGTAAGAACCGGGCTAAGATGGCTGTGTATGAAGACTATAAGCAAGCCGCAACGCACGGTGCTTACGAGCCTGTCGTAGTTATCAAGCAAAACCACTGCAAGCCTCTGGTTGTCGTGGATGCTGATTATTTCTTTAGGAATTTTAGGAAATGAAGGTTGCTGATATTCAAGTAACTTTGCTCGATTATATGGGATCTGATCTTAGCGTAGTTAACGCTGCCAGGGTTAGTTTTGATAAAGAAAGTGAGTTCATAGTAAACTATGATGAAGAGGTTGGCTATCTAAAATCTTTGTCTGATCGAGATGCTAAGCTCATTGGCTACCTTGCCCGTCATAAGCATACCTCTCCGTTCAACCATTGCTTTGCATCATTCCGTGTCAAAGCGCCGATCTTTGTGGCTCGACAACTGGTGAAGCACAAGTTCCTGCCGTGGAATGAAGTATCTCGCCGCTATGTGGACGCTGAGCCTGAGTTCTACTTTCCTCTCGTTTGGCGGGCCAAAGCGGATAACGTGAAGCAAGGCAGCAGCGAGTATCGAGTAGAAGAGGATTGGAAGGCTGTAGGCTGGTCTAAGCGATCTACGGAAGAGGCGCTATGGGTCTATAACAACCTGCTAGAGCATGGGGTCTGTCCTGAACAGGCCCGCATGGTGCTGCCTCAGAACGCGATGACTGAGTGGATCTGGAGCGGTTCTTTAGGCGCTTGGGCGGATATGTGTCGCCTGCGTCTTGACCCACATGCTCAGAAAGAGACACAGGATGTTGCTAAAGCTATCAGTAAAGAAATGAAAGAACTGTACCCGGTTAGCTGGGAAGCTCTGATGGAGGCTTAATGGACAAACCAATTGTTTATTTCTCTGGTGAAGCAAAGTTTGATACTAAGCTTTTCCCCGGACATGAAGTGGCGCATGTAAAGACAGTTAACCACTATGTTTGGGGGGCGGATAAAGTAAGGACATCCTCTGTCGTAAAGAAGTTTGACGACGGTTCCTTTGAAACTTTAAACACACTTTACAAGCCGTTGAAAAAAGAAGAATAATGGATTTTGATAAATATCAGTACGAAGCAACTAAAACTTTATTGCCTAGCGCAGCTAACCTAGAATATCTGGTTACTGGCTTAGCAGCAGAGGCTGGCGAAGTAGCCGGTGTGTATGCTAAGTACATTAGGGATGAAACTAAGTATTCCGATCTTCGGGATAACTTGTGTAAAGAGATGGGAGATGTTCTCTGGTTCTTGGCTATACTGTCCGAGCAACTAGATATCGATCTCGGTGCTGTCGCTGCAATTAACTTACAAAAGCTGCGCGACAGGCAACAACGTAACAAATTGAAAGGATCTGGCGATGAGCGATAACTACCTTGGCCGTATCAGTTTTGAGTACGAGGATTGGGAAAACAGGGCCGAATACAGTAAAAAAGTGGAACTAACTGAAGACGAGATTACTTGGTGCGACCATCTTTCTCACTATATCTCCTTCCTTGAGGGGGTCTTTGGCTACCCTATCCGACACAAGATTGCCGTTTATGATAAGTTTAACACTGCTTTCAATTGGCATGGGCCTACGTTCACTAAAGATACGGTGGATATTCCCACTGATTGTAAGCGCCTGTTTATTGAAGATAACCTTCCTAAGCAGTTTAACGAATTTGATGAATGATGAGAATCCTCTGTATACCTGACACTCAAGTGAAGGAGGGTGTTCCACTAGAGCACCTTACCTGGGCGGGTAAAGCCATTGTTGATTATCGTCCTGATGTTGTTGTACATCTAGGAGATCATGCGGACATGCCTAGCCTCTCGTCGCACGATATCAAGGGCTCCAAATACTTTGAGGGTTTGCGGTACAAGAAGGATATTGAGGCTGCTCGGGAGGGGATGAAGATTCTTCTTGCCCCTCTCAAGGAGCTTCAAGACAAGCAGAAGAAGAATAAAGAGAAGGTGTACAAGCCACGGAAGGTGTTCCTGCTAGGCAACCACGAGAACCGTATTGACAGGGCTGTTAACAATAACCCCACCTTGGAGGGACTGATTAGCACAAAGGATCTTGGGTATGAAAAAGATTGGGAAGTATCTCCGTTCCTTCATCCTGTTTTTATTAACGGCGTCGGCTTTAATCACTACTGGCCTGTTGGCGCTATGGGTCGTCCTGCTGGCTCCGCTTCAGCAATTATTAACAAGTTGCATATGTCTTGTGTGGCAGGGCATCAGCAGGGTAAGCAGGTGGCTTATGGCAAGCGTGCGGATGGTGTCGCCATTTGTGCTATCATTGCCGGAAGCTATTATCTTCATGATGAGTCTTATATGGATCAGCTTAGTAACCGCCATTGGCGTGGTCTTCTTGTTCTGAATGAGGTTCAGGACGGCCACTTCGATGAGCTATTCCTAAGCATTGACTATCTACGGAGGAAGTATGGAACCATGTGATACCTGCTTTTACGGTACGTTGAAAGACAGCCATATCGCCCCATGCAAGACATGCAGCGGTTACAACAAGTATGTAAAAGACAGCATCTATTTTTGGAATGATACTGATAAGAAGTTTACAGCATATGGAGAAGAACCGGTGAAAGAGCAGTATGATGTTGTCAATAGACCCAAACACTATATGTTGTTTGAAGACAAAGGCATTGAGATTAGGGATGTTATCGGCAAGTTATTGGAAAAGATTGACCAAAGTAATAGAGAATGGGCATTTGATCCACAAGACTTTGCTGATTATGTACAAGCAATGCAGTACTTTATGCGTTTCATGGACAAGGGCGGAAGGCAGGATATCCAGAAAGGCATGTGGTACATGAACAAAATCTTGGATAATTGGTCTGAATGATCCCGTTGACTCTTGAAGAACTAAAAGAAAAACTCAAGCGTATGGATGAAGTGTCTCTACTGGAGATCTTAAACCTGACCAGTGAAGAGATAGTAGAGGCCTTCTCCTATGAGATTGAGACTGATATTGAACGACTAGAAAAGGAAGTAAATGAGTATGAATGAACAAGGTACGCCTGTGATTGAAACCCCGTGGTCTTCTGTTGGTTATCTTACTTTTAAGCGTACCTATGCCCGACGACTGAACGAGGCTGATCCTAATAGCCCGACTGAGGAATTCAATGACACGGTTAATCGAGTGGTTGATGCTGCGAATAACCAGCTTGGCTGCGGCTTTGATGCGGCTGAGTCGGAGCGCCTTCGCAACTATCTGCTCCAGCTTAAAGGTACTGTTGCTGGCCGCTTCCTTTGGCAGTTGGGTACTGACACTGTGCATCGCCTTGGCCTTTCTAGTCTACAAAACTGTGCTTTTACTGTCGTCGATAAGCCTGTAGAGCCGTTTGTCTGGGCTATGGATCTGCTGATGCTGGGTTCTGGTGTCGGCTACAACATTCAGCGCAGCAACGTGGCTAAGCTACCTCCCGTCAATGCTGACTTCAAGCCGCCGACTCGCCTAGACAAGCCGGATGCTGACTTCATTGTGCCGGACAGTCGTGAGGGTTGGGTTGCTCTGCTCGGTAAGACGCTCAAAGCGGCCTTTCTGGCGCACAAGAGTGGTCGACAGACCTTCACCTACAGCACCCAGCTTATCCGGTCTAAAGGAGCCCCTATCAAGGGCTTTGGCGGCACCGCCAGTGGCCCGGAGGATCTGGTCTGGGGCATCGGTGAGATCTCCAAAGTGCTGGAGAAGCGAGCAGGTAAGAATCTGCGCCCGGTTGATGCTCTGGACATCATGAACATCATTGGTGCTATTGTCGTGGCCGGTAACGTCCGCCGTAGTGCTCAGATTGCTATTGGAGATCCTGACGATGTGGAGTATCTGCTTGCTAAGCGATGGGACTTGGGAAATATTCCCTCCTGGCGAGCCATGTCCAACAACAGCGTGGTTTGTTCTGACATCGGAGATCTGCACGAATTCTTCTGGGATGGATATGAGGGTAAAGGCGAGCCGTATGGGCTTATCAACCTTAAGCTGTCTCGAAAAGTGGGGCGTCTCGGAGAAACCCAGTACCCTGATCCGGACGTACAAGGATATAACCCCTGTGCAGAACAAAGCCTAGCCGACAAGGAAACTTGCTGCTTGGCAGAAATCTACCTTCCGAACATTGTTTCTAAGGAGGAACTGCTTGATGTAGCTACTCTGCTGTATCGTGTAAACAAGCATTCGCTTGCTCTGCCCTGCCATCTGGACTCTACGGAAAAGATTGTGCATCAGAACATGCGTATGGGTATCGGGGTTACAGGCGTGCTTCAGGCGTCTCAGGAACAGCTTAGCTGGCTGGACGATGTGTACAAGAAGCTGCGGTCTTTTGACGAGTATTACTCTGCTAAACACGGCTTTAACAAGTCGATTAAGCTCACCACCGTCAAGCCTTCTGGCACCCTTAGCCTACTGCCCGGCGTAACTCCCGGCTGCCATCCTGGCTATGCTCAGTACATGATCCGCCGTATCCGTATCTCTGCTAACCATCCGCTTGTGCAGACCTGCCGTGAGCATGGCTACCCGGTGGAGTTCCAGCAGAACTTTGATGGCTCTGAGGATCACAGCACTGTTGTTGTGTCTTTCCCGTTTAGCTACCCCGAGGGTACTAAGCTGGCTAAGGAAATGACTGCTATTGACCAGCTTGAAACCGTTAAATGGTTGCAAGAGAAGTGGAGCGATAACAGCGTTAGTTGCACTGTTTACTATCGTAAGGAAGAACTGCCGGAGATCAAGAAGTATCTGAAGAAGCACTACAAGGGTAGCCACAAGAGTCTGTCCTTCCTGCTGCACTCTGACCACGGCTTTAAGCAAGCCCCGTTTGAGGAAATCACGAAGGAACAGTATGAAGCTCTGGTTGCTCAGACAACGCTTATCACTGGTATTGCTGACGCTAATATTGGCTTGGACGATGCGGACTGCGCCACTGGTGCCTGCCCGATCCGCTGATTATGCAGATTGATATTAACTTTATCTCTGGGTTAGTCTTCGGCTTAGACGGGGACTCCTGTCACGAAGTTGACGATAAAGGTCAGCTAACGGGGCTTAAAGCTCCTGCCATCTCGATCTATCTCGGGTTTATCTCTATTACGCTTATCTTTGCATAAGCAATAAAAAAGGCCTCTAGAGCGACAAACTCTAGAGGCCTTTGTTGTTTGTAGGCTTACTTTTTCTTCTTGGATTTCATCTTCGCTTCGCTCATGGCGATGGCGATAGCCTGCTTGCGGTTTGTGACCACAGGGCCGCCCTTACCGGAGTGCAATGTGCCCTCCTTGTATTCGCCCATGACTTTGCCTACTTTCTTTTCGGCTTTGCTCATCTTCTTCATATCAAACCTTTCCACGAATCCGTTCAAAAGTACGTAAACCGCCTAAGCCCAACAGACCACCCAGAAGGGTCATCAGGGTATCATTGTCAATAGGAGGCATCGGTGGCAGAACAGTGCCAAAAGCGTTAAACAGCCAAGGAAGAATTGGGGACAGAATAAACTGATACCCCAGGCCCAGCACACATACCCAACCAGCAGCAGGACGCCAGCCGCCACGGAACATATCCGTCTTAGCTTCTTCCTTATTGATCTCCATCTGACCTAAGGCCAGTTTTAGATCCGCATCAAGGACAGCTAATTCACCTCTCTGGGCCAGTTCCAGCAACTTTAACTTGGCTTCATCAGCTTTTGTCTTGTCTGGTAGCACCTTGTCCAATACTTCCGGTAGCAGGGAGATTAGCCCTGTCAGAATCGGTGTCATTGCCATTCTCCTGTCTTCATTTGCTTAGCAAGGCGCTGAGCCCTTTCAGGCGTTTGTGTCGCCCACTTGGACATTAGCATCATTTCTGCTGCTTTGTCGTAGTTGCCTGACCGTACCTCGGCTAGGGTGTTTTTGAAGGCTAGAAGCCCTTCTACGCCCAGTTGAAAGGACATATTGACCAAGACCCCTTGACGGGCCCCATCTAACTGATTAAACCACGGTAACGTCCTTTTAAGGGCTATAATCCGTGTATCAATGTCGTTATTGAGGAGATAGGCAGCCTCTTCAGCAGAGATACCGCCTCCTCGCCTCTTGTCAATCAATCTCCCAATCCCGATGGTGAGGAAGCCTAGATGATCCTCGTAGGCATGTAGGACTTCCCCTTCATCTCGTCGTAACTGAGTGACTAGCTTATCTTTCATCGGAAAGCCCGGATAGCTTCTAAATCTTGCTCTGTAAGAGGCTGAGTGGGAGCAGATAACAAGCCACGATAGAAGAAGTCAGGACGAGAAGCTAAAGGAGTTCCTGCGGCAATGCTGGACATAAGCCGTTGGGCATTTCGAGTGCGCTGGGCACTTAATGCTTTATCCGCAGCAAAACCCGCAGCCGCTGTACTGATAGCCCCCACTGGAGATTGCGTACCCGCAGCCAACTGACCACCTGCCATGATTTGACTGCGCTCAGGGTTAAATCGGGCTAAGAGGGATAACAAAGGATCAGATTTCCCACCTCGTGCCACCGCCTTGATAGCATTACGCTCTTCTTCAGTAAAGAACCGCATCTTACGCTTATCCGCCGCAAGGTTAATTAATTGACGTCGAATTAACTCGCCCTCAGACGCTTTAGGATCTAATGCTTTAACTTCAGCTATATTCAAAGCATCCTCGATTACTTGTGCCCTAGATAAGTTTCTCCAGTCTTTGCGGGCTTCAACAACAGCCTTAGCTGCTTCAGGCACGGGAATACGACTAGAAATAACATCCTTAGGCTGGACAGTCCCAATAAAGTTATCAATTGTTTCACGAACGATGCCTGCTAATCTACGGGTAGCCGGATCGGTAGCCGTCTGCATAGCAGTAGTCGCAGACCGCATCTGTTCTAACTTAGTAAAACTAACACGGCGATCTTGAACCATTTCCGTTAACTGATCTAACAGTTGCTGTACTGGTCGGTGACTATCTAACCGAGGGTTGAAGTTTTCAGCTAAAAGAGCCTGACGCGCCTCGCCTAACATCCGATAAATAGAAGCGGGCTTAATTTCGATACCGGACTGCTCCATTACACGGTAGTTTTGCTGAGCACGGTCTTTAATCTGCTGAAGCGTAGGAATAGGGGGTTGTTTTCCCCTCGTAGCGGCACCTGCTGCGCCGCCAGCTAATGTTCCAGCAACAATAGAAGCGATAGTAGCTGCAATAGGGCTTTCTGTCTGTTCTCCTACTGCTTCACCTACAGCCTGTCCAACTGTACCGCCAGCAGCAGAGGCAGCGGCTTGTTGCGGGATGTTTTGAGTTAGAGGAGCTAAAGCAGCAAGGCCAGAACGAGCCGCTAATGCCGCCTGAGTTCCCATACCTCCCAGTGCTTCAGTACCCGCAGCTACGGCCCTTTCCATCGGAGTAGCGGGCGCAGGGAGCCCAACTTGAGTTAAAAACTCGTCAAAAGCCTGACTTGTGGGCCGTAACCCTGCCCGACCACCTGTTAAAATATTAGCCGCGCCTGTGGCAAAGTCAGCCATCGCACGGGGCACTGCGGTAACAGCCTGAGCACCTGATCGGAGAAATAAACCACCCTGACGGGCTAATTGTTCAGCTAACCCAGGCTGAGCAGGGACAACAGCAGAAGGAGTGGCTGGTGTTTCTTGATCCACAAATCGAATACGAGAAGAGGCAGAAGGAGCACTCCCCTGCTCCATCGTAGGCTCGTCAATAAAACGAATTGCCATAGTTACTCCACAACAGCACGACGACCGTTAATAATGATTTCTGTTCCAGCCGGTAAGTTAGCGGCTTCAGCCTCTTGTACCGTCTTAAAGTTACGCGTAGGCCCTGGCGTCCGTTCCCGTGACGGGCCCCGATCCAACGGAGCAGGAGCGCCTGCACCAGCAGATTTTTCCTGCCGTTGTAACCTCTCGATACCCCGCCTAATTTTACGCTCAGCATTCAGGAGAATACGGCGCAAAGATTCGCTTTCAAGACGCTGCTCTCCGCCTAACACGCGTTGTAAGTATTTCAATTCCTCAACAGAGTCGTTACCACCAAATTCTTGAAGTCGAGGAATTACAACTTCACCAACATAAGACAGGAATTCTTCTGTACGAATAACCTTGGGATTATTGGTAGAAGTGGCTTTAGCGGCAGCCATCAAAGCAGGGCCGTAAGTCCCGGAAAAAATGCCTTTATCAAGGCGATCAACAGCTTCAGCAATATTATCTAATGCAGAGTATTTACCTTCAATCTGGGCAATTTCCTTACCTACAATAGTCCCAGCAGCTTCTGCCGTCTTTTTAGGATCAATGGGAACACCGGTACTAATAGTGCCAATAGTTACATTGCCTGTGCCTTTAGCTTTACCTGTCTTTTCAGCTTCTAAGAATTCACGCATCTTAGCTTTAAATTCCTCAGAACCTGGAGTATATCCGGCATCAACTAACTGTTGGCCTACTGTGCTAAGTTTTTCTTTCTCGGGAATCTCAAGCAAAGAAATATCGTTTCCTGCATCAATAGCCGCTTTTACAGAAGCAGGGGTAGCTTTTTGTGCTAGAGCTGCGAATACTTTTTCAGGTAAACTAGCAGCAAGACGTTCACGCCGCCGCTGGGCTGTCAAAGCCTGCGTAGCGGCTAAATCAGCGATCGCTTTTTCTGCATCTAAAGCTCGATTTGCCAGAACGTTAGCAGCGGCAGCATCACCAGTTTGGAGAGCGCGAGAAGCAGCCTCTCGTAAAGCCTCCGGGGAGCTGAGATCCACACCCTGTAACAAAGACTGACGCTGTTGGATACGCTCTAACTCAGGATCTTTAGCCCCCAGTAGGCCACCAATGCCCTCACCTAAACGGCTACCGGCCATATAGGCACCCATTTGAATCCTTTGAGAAGGATTAAGCTGAGCAAACCTAAGTGCCTGGGCTTGGAGAGCATCCTCACGCTGAGCTTGGAGAGCTTCAGGGGTGACGCCAAATAAACTTTCAATAGTAGTAGCCATTTCTTCTCCAAATTAAGGCATGTAGGCGTATTCGTCAAATCCACCAGCAGGTGTAAAGCCGCCATAGGCATTGGTGTACATAGGCGTACCAGCAGTCGCAGCAGAAGAGCCGCTGAACCAGTTACCTAATCCACGCATCAATTGAGGATTGTTAGCAGCGCCTGTTAAAGCAGACCCAAACACACTGCCGGGATTGTTCTCAAGACGGGTAAGAGCCGCAGTTCTACCGGCATTCAACATCCCGGAAGCAGCCACTTGGTTAGCAGAGGTAACCCGGCCGCCTAATTCACTGCCTAAGCCCAGAGCACCTTGTCCTAATTGCTCAATGTTAGAACCTAACCCAAGCTGAGTACGGAACGGGTCATAAGCAGCGGATTGCAGGCCTAAAGCACTGGACAGAAGGCCAGAACCAAAGCGGGTTTGTTCACGACCTTGTGCCATCGCCTCGGCAGCAAGCTGAGCATCTTGTTGCGCCAAGGCATTGTAATATGCTTCCATCTCAGGGTTAGCAGCCCGCAGTCCTTCACCACCGCCAGGACGCATCCCTGTAGCCCCCACAGACAGCCCTGTACGGCCAGTGTTAAACAAGCCCTGACGGACACCCGCTAACTGACGCTCACGGCTGGGAGCAAGAAGATCCTGCTGTCGGGCCATATACTGCTGAGCAGCTTGCTCAGGTGTCTGTGCCAGATAACCCTGACCTAAGCTAAATAAGCCCTGACCTGCTGTAAGGCCCTGCTCCGCCATGTCCAGCCCTGCACCTGTGGCTTGAGACAGGAGGCGATCCCGTGCAGCAGCCATCTGAGGTGTTAAGGTATAACCAGCCGAAGTCAGCCTACCCTGTGGATCAAACCCAAACTGGCTAGAGCCGAAAGCAGTGGTGACACCTACAGGACGGAACCGTGACTCTTCAGCAGCAATACGTGCGGCCTCAATCTGCGCATCAGCGGCCCTGTTAGCGGCTTGTCGTTGAGCGTTGGCCGAGATAGCGCCACCTAACAGGCCAATACCGGCAGCAATTAAAGGAACAGCCATCTTATTTACCCTCTTTCTGTTTCAGGGAATCACAAATTTCCACGTTTAACATATAGTATTTCTTTTTACTCATGGTGTGCTTGAAGAGGGCGTCATATGCGGCATCCACATTGCACATTAGCGGCCTCTGCTCGTAGATAGAACACTTATTATCTTTAGTCAAGTAGCTACAGTTAAGTGCCTTGCAACACAGCCCGCAGCCATCGCAGGGAAACTTTTCTGTAGCTATTGGCATTATGTCTTGATAATGAAGTTAACCGCCAGATACGGGGGCAGGTTGGCGTTAGTACCCGACACACCGGTAGTGCTGTTGGAGACGCTGATGCCGGTTGTAGCGGTGCTGGTGTTCACCGTGGATTCTCCAACCCACACTGGAGTAGCACTGCCCGACTGCACTTGCTGCGAGGCGTACCGCGTATAGGTATGCAAGTGGCCCGGATCAGTGACAGTAGCCGTGTGGGTGTGGCTAACCACCACCGCATCTTTGCTACCGCCCGTACCACCAGTGCTATACAAGTCGCCAGCACCAATCGGCATCCGGTTCCTGAAGTTAGGAAGGTTGAAGGTGTTTACACCGTCGCCCGAGCCGAATGTGGTGCCTAAGACAGCATAGAGAGCAGCGTAGACGGTACGAGACACCGCAGAACCGTCACAGAGCAGATAGCCCGCAGGAGCCGAGGATGTAGGCCACATCTTCATCTCGCCGGTAATAACCGCAGAGTTCACCGCAGTCTGCACAAAGGCTGTAGAAGCAATTTGGGTGTTATTGGTGCCCGCTACGGCGGTAGGTGTCGTAGGCGTACCGGACAGGGCAGGAGAGCTACTGTCTGCCTTGGACGCCACCGCCACTGCAATAGCATTGAACTCGGTATCGAATTCAGCGCCTTTGACAATCTTCAAGGGATTACCGGTAGCAAGGGAATCCTTAGAAGTGAAGTTAGTGCTTTTTACGTAATCAGTCACATTGTTTCCCTATTATGTAATCTTACCTTGCTTGGCGTGTAGTTCAATCTTTTGGATTGAAAGAGAAGCCCCAAAGATATCAGCCTCATACCCGGTCTGAACCACCTTACCTGAACCTGTAGGATAAGCCACAAGAGTTTCTAGGTTAGTTCCACCAGTATACTCACCAATATTATACTCCGAAATTCCAAAATATGCAAGCCCTTTTGCAGGAATTTTAGCAGATTGTGCTTGATAGTTGTTAGAAAAATCGTATCCCCACTTAAGGGTAACATACTGGTCAGAACCCCCGATAACAACAACCAGTAACTTCTTTAGCACCGAACTGGCAGACGGGGCACCTAAGTCAGTATGGTTTGTAAAGTACTGGAAACGGTAAGAAGATCCATTGTCTGTATACCCAGTATACCGTCCAATATACCCTTCCTTGCCGATCAGTAACGATTCGTTACGAAGGTAGCAGAAGCTCTTAGGTTGAATATTGTCCCAAGTTGTGACACGAGCAGCCCCGTCCTGTAAGGAACCCTTCATGTCAAAACAGTAGACAGATTTAAGGGTTGGGAAGGTAATCAGATAGAATGACTCAAAGGGACTGTAAATTGCCTTGATATTCTTAGCTGTCTCACCGTTAACAGCAGCCATCAGGTCATTACGGACATTCTTACTTAAGTCCCTAAATGGTGCAGACTTCTCTTGGATTGTCCTCAGAACAGACCGCACACCTGTATCCGACAGGAAGATAATATCACTGCCGGTGTTTTGGATAGTATCCCGGGCCACACAGCCAATACCAATCACCGTATCAGATAACGTCATCGAGGCGGGAGCCGTAGCCCCACTGTAAATAATGATATTATTCCGCCCAAAGATGAACAGGAAGCCGTTGTGAGCGCCTAATCCTGTGATGGTGTCCCCGCCTTTAGGCCATACTGTCGTGATATCCAGGGAACCGGCTGTACCGGTAGACCAGATATGCCCTGCCATCAGGTCAGAGAAGTAGACAGTAACCTTGTTTGTGACCGTTGTAGCGGCCCATAAACGGCCATAGGCGCTAATAACGCAGTCTGCCTGGGGTACGGTACCTACATAGCCTGCTTTCTCGCTTACGCGCCTGTATGTGGTCGAGGAGACAGCGGGATCGAACACCAGCGGATCATGTCCAGATTGGAAGAAATACGCCACCTCGTTGAGGATAGCGATCTGCCAGTTGCTGTCAGTGATCGTAGGGGCCGTACCGCCACCGCCGTAGGTCAATTCTGTCAGGGTAGCGCCCGTCAGCTTAAACAGCTTATTATTGCCCGCCGCCACCGTATATTCAGTGCCGTCATCCATGACAAGCTGTCCAATGGCCTTGACATCAGCGGAGCCTAAGTCAGTGTTTACAGTATTCTGAGGAGCCCAGCCCTTACGAGCCCCCACACGGCCATACTGGTCAATCACACAATTGTTAGCCACCAGAGCAAAGCCAGCAGCTAAGTCAAGAGAACTGTCCTGAGTGTTTAACCCGTAAAAGCCTGGAGCCGTAATCGAATAGGTTTGAATTTGTTGGGCCATTAGTTAGCTCCCCAAGTCTCTTCCTCCGGATAACGGGACGATTCAATAGCGATATAGTCAGCCAAGATGTTCTTGTACAGGGCATAAGCCTCAGAACTGGACAGGCCACCGTCTTCACCTCGCTCCACTAAAGCCCTAGCGTAAGCTAATTGAACCACAGGCTCAGAAGGCACAAGCATCTGATCGTTGTCGTTAACTAGCTTGTTTTGGGGCTTGTAGATATTGAAGAAGATCGTATAGGCATCATCCGGTACAGGATACAGATCAACCTGTGTATCTCCCTCGCTATTAATACCGTTGAAGTTATAATAGCTAGGTACACCACGCTCAGGAGTCTGAGTGCTGATGAACAGAGAAGTCATCTCCATCGTGGACTTAGGCATCAGGTGAAAACGCTCTGTGGCGTTATACACCTCAATAACCCTGAAGCGGGCGTCAGTACCTGTTAAAGAATAGTTGAATACGGTAGGAGAAGTAGTTGCAGTCAGGGTAGTGGTTAAAGCGTTCCAGTTGTAGGCATCTTCTACCTGTCGCTTGGAGTCATTAACAAAGGCCCCTACTAACTTAGAAAGGGCGTGTTCATTAACGGTTCCAACTTCAGGTTCACGAAGGCGAACCAACACATCATTAACCAATTCTAAGTATGTAGGTAAGGCCATAGTTATTTATCGCTTTTCTTTTCAATCTTGTCTTCGATTCGCCGTAAAAAGTTAAATAGATCCTCTTTGAAGATATTGAATTCATTCTTAGGGATATATTCTTTAGCGACTTCCTCTCGGAATTTATACAGGTCATCTTTGAGAGTCTGCACAGCAGAGTATAACTCCCGTGCAAACCACCCAAAGATGCCTGCTAAACTGCCTAAGATGATATTAAGGATTGCTTGGAATTCCATTGTTAGCTCTCCTTAAGTGGTTCATCAGCAGGCAGCGGTGTGTTGCCCTCTTCCAGCCACTTCAGGTACTCTTGATAGTCTGTATTGGCTGGGTCAAAGGGGATGAAGGCGTTGTCAGCAATGCGCTTGATGCAGGTGTTATCTTTGGTCAGCTGGTACATGGCTTACAACTCCGCAGATGCAGTGTAGTTATCGTGAAAACGCGAATCCTGTCCGCTTCCATTGGCGGTCTTGAATGGCCAGAAGTTCCTTGTCGTGGTTGAAATGTAGTATCCCGGTGCCGTGTTTGGGAAGTTCAAAGCCTGGATGTTGCTTATCCAGGTCATGGTTGGCGCAGCTCGCATCTCAACCAAAAACTGGCCTCCGCCGCCGTTGCTGACCCCGGCAATAGCTGGCCCCATGTACTGGCCAATTACGTTCTGAAAATACCGCTTGCACAAAGAATCTTCAGTCCCATACGACCTGCGCTCAAACGGCGTGGCGACAGAGCCTGCTTCAAGTTGGACGCCGGTGATGTAGAAGGTGGCGCCGGCATTGGCAACCCAGTTCACGCCAGAAGCGTTACCCGCGCCGTAGATGCTGTTTGCGGAGCCGTATCCGCCAGCCTTTGTCGTCCAAGCCCCCGTGCTGATGTTGAAGTTTGAACCTGTACCAAGATACCAATTGACTCCCAAGCCGATCAGGTTGCCCGTATTCCAAGTGCCCGAGGTGTCGCCCTGCACAGTAATCGTCTTGTACTCAAATGTGTTGGCGGAGTTGATTGTGTAGGTCGTGCTAAATGCGCGGGTTCCATCGTTGTTGAACAAGCCGATTACGTATGTACCAGCAACACTTGAGCGCACCCAGAAAGAGAGCGTGAAGGTTTGCGCGTTAGCTGTACCAAGCCCAAGGTCTGCAACATTGAAGCCTTCGATGTACTGAAACAGCTTGTTTTCTATACCTGCAGCCGGAGTCCCGGCAGTGGTGACAGTAGCAACAAGGCTGTTGGTAAACCCGGGCGGGGCGATTCCACTTTGCTGGACGGTGTAGTTGATTGATGCCGTATTGTTATAGGCCGCAGTGCGATCAACGCCAAACACATAGCCTGCACCATTCACGGTAAAGGGACCGGCGCCTCGCTGAATGAACCGCATGTCGCCGTTGATGATGCGGTTGACCCAAGCCGTACCACCGTTACGCATAGATACGCCATACAGTTGAGCCGCCGAGCCGCCCGACGAATCATAGTAAGCATTCGCCTTTACTTGAGACATTCTTGCTCCTTATACGCCCACCTAAATCCGTGAGCAGATTTTGCCTTACCGAGGCAACATTTAGTAATTCCACTGCGCGTCTTGTCCAGTGCCTTTGCTGCTTCGGCGACTGATGCAAACTCAACACCATCATCTAGTCGAATCACAGGCTTGGCGGGCTTCCCGCCTCCTTCTGGACGTGGCCGACCATACAAAGGACTATCTTTTCCTTTTGGCTTCGCCACTCCCCGCATCGGACTGGGCTTGCCATACATGCCATTCTTTTCGCCAACTAATCGGCCAATCATGTCAGGCCGTGTTTGACCTTTGAATGGTCCCGGTTTGCCGTAGCGATGGTTTGACTTGCCCACACCGGCTCCAGATAGTCCGTTTTCTGCGATCAAGTTTGCCCAGCTATCATCATCAATGATGTTGTTTTCTTCGCTGAACTTTAGAGCTGCCGACACGCAACGATCTTTGTCAAAATACACACCAAGAACCCCGGTAGTAATGTCACGGCCATGAACCTTCATGTGCCTCTTCCAGTACACGCCGCTGCCCTTGTACCAGTGCATTTTTTGCAAATTGGTAGTCTTGCAGAAATACTTCAGGCCCGTGACGTTGTGAGTCAGAACCAGAAGCGCGGTGGGTGCAAAGTCCATCAGAACCCCATCGAGTTCGGAGGCGAGGCGACACCGTACAGGACAGCATTGCTGCCACCCGAGGCGTCTTGAAATGAATTTGCTTTTACGGTGCTCATGCGGCCCCCTTCGGGTACTTGTTCTTCACCGCGTCAATCGCGGCCTTCCATGCGTCATACCCACCGTGATACAGCAGATCGAACTGGTCAGCGAACGACGGGTACTCTGCGGCGCGGAGGGCTTTGTAGGCGTGGGGGTCAACCCACGCTTTCACAAGCTCCGTGTCGATCTCGACTTTGTTGCCCTGAGCATCGAACGCGCCAGTGCCGTCATCAATCATGACAACGTTGGGGTAAAGAGCGTAGATTGCGTTATGGTTCATGCCGCGATCTCCATGACTGTGATAGTGGACGCCGGGCGGCTGCCCCACGGAGCATCAGTGTCGGTGTCGTTAGGGCTACGGTTGATGTACCCGGTGCCTGTTTGCAGACTGACTTGGAGTTTGTACGTTGTTGCCGCCGTGGTGGCCGGAGAATCTAAAAACGTAAACGTGTAGCCGCCAAAGGCAACGTTCCCGTCCGAGGAGCCGTTAAAGTCGCGCCAGCTGGTCGCCTGCCTACTGCCCGCAGCCGTCCCAACACCAATCGCGGTACTTCCCCGTACAAGTCGATACGCTTGAGCGCCGGGCGCGCTCATTGCCGCGCCGCCAACACTAACGGACACCAAGATTTTGCTAGTGGCGCTTGTGGGAGTGATGGTGACACTCAGGCCCGTGATGTCTGTAAACGTGTTGATGGTCGTGAGACTGAAACTGTCTGTCTTTATGGCGCTTGCCACCTGCAAAACAGAACCAGCAGGAAACCCAGTGGTCGTGGCGTTAGTCAACACCGTGCCAGTCTGATCCGGCAGCGTGAGAGTTCTATCCGTGTTGCTGTTGGGGGAGGCAATCGTGAAGATGCCGGTACCGCTTGGATTTCCTTGTACTTTTACGACAGACATTATTTGGCCTCCAGTGCGGCGACCTTCGCCTTCAGTTCTTCAATCATGGCTTGTTGTTCTTGGATGGCTGCGGTCAGCGTGGCGACGAGGAAGCTGGTGTCAATGCCTTGATAAACAGGGTTGCCATCGGCATCCACAGCGTCCTTCTCTCCGGTCACGCAGTCAGGCACGACCTCTTGCAGCTCGTGGGCAATGAAACCTTCGCCAGGAGAGCCGTCCACTTTCCAGTTATAGGTGACGGGCTTCAGTTGCGCGACCTTAGCCAACGCACCCGTCATAGGCACAATGTTCTCTTTCAGGCGGTAGTCGGAGGAGGTGTTGTAAGAGACAGTTGACGCCCCTGACCGGGTAATGCTCCCAATCTGTGTGGCGGCAGAATTTCTAAACGAAACATAGGTTCCGTTAATGTCGTCAGCACACACAAGACCCAAGTTCGCATTAGGGCCGTGACTCGCACTGATGCGAACCTTGTCTACACCTGCACTCGTCGTCCCCACCAGCAGGTTGCCGCTGGAGTCGATGTCCATCGCGCGAGTACCGGCAACATACCAAGTGTGTGTCGCGGCGTAGTTTGTATTGGCAACATACGCAGAAGTGCTGCGGTTGTATGACTGAATATACGTGCCGCTGCTGATGCCGCCTGTTGGGCTAAATTCAAAACCAGCCGCGCCACCGTTCGACACCGCGAATTTAGCTGCAGGCGAACTCGTCCCGATGCCGACGTTGCCGCCCGTGGTAGTAACTAGCGTATTGGACGGAGTACCATCAGCAAAAGAAACACCATCCCCGGCATACCCACCGTCACTGGAGATACCGGTTGTACCGTTAATCGTTACAGTCATGAATATTCCTTAAATAACTGTCCACACCGACCCAGAAGGCACTGTGACTGTCACGCCGCTAGCAATAGAGATAGGCCCAAATGAGCCAGCATTGTTACCAGAAGCAATTGTGTAATTAGCACTGATGGTGCTATTATGCTCATACAGGCCTTTAGTGGTGCTGTTAGCATCAGTATTAATCGTAGCCCAGGATGCTGCTGTACCGTTAGTTGTCAGGTATTTACCAGCATTGCCTGTCTGAGAAGGCAGCGTATCTACCGTAGCGTTAGCCCAAACACCGGTAGAAGAATTATAAACCAGTGCCTGACCATTAACCGGAGAAGAGATTACTACATTATGTAACTCATCTAACTCATAGCCATTATCTACTTTTACATAGATAGAGCCCACCGTTGCATGAACTCGCTCGACATAGCCCAGAATAACACGATGGCTAGGGGCGGTAGGAGCAGTAGTGGTATAGCCGCCAGCAACAGAATCAGAAAGATAAACAAGAGCACCAGCAGTAAGGCCAGAAGTATTCAGCTTGTTGACAGTGCCCATGATGGTGATAAAGCCCTCTGCACCGCTGGCAATAGGCTCTGTCACCATGCCTAAAGTGCCAGCAGAAGTAGCCTCAGAGAT